GCTAGAGTTTCCTGCACCCATAAACAAAGCAACATTGCTCGGCGAATTGTCAGTCACAGTTATCTGTGCGCCTGAAGCACCTGCAACAACAATAGTATCAGCAGTAACAGTACCCGTTACGTCAATGCCTGTTGAGGTTGTGGCGAGTTTGGTGGAGTTGTCGTAGTACAGACTGCAAGCACCGTTCTCTGCAAAAGTAGCATAAACTTCAGTTTCAGCGGCATTTACTAGTGAAATTTGATTACTGCCCATAAGGACAAGATTTCCAGTCCCCTGATCGCTGATATAGCTATTAGACCCATCGTGATAAATCTGTAGGTCACTTCCTGCACCGAAGATGGCTTTGTCGTTGTCGCCAAAGGTCATGTTCCCAGAGGTCACAAAGCTCGTGCCGGTGATGGTCGTACCCGTAATCGCCCCCGCAGACGATCCACCAATAGTGACACCATCAATCGTGCCGCCGTTGATGTCGGCAGTCGTAATCACGGCAGAAGTGATTGCGGAACTTGCGCCAAGCGTAACCCCATCAATCGTGCCGCCGTTGATGTCCGCGTCGGTGATCGTCACCTGCGAAGAGCCGCCCAGCGTAGCCCCGTCAATGGTGCCGCCGTTGATGTCCACGGTAGAAAGATAAGTAACCGCATCTACGACGTTCGTGCCGTCGTTGTACACATAGGTCGATTTGCCCGCAGGGATAGTAATTCCGGTGCCGGTAGAGTTCTTTACGGTGACTGCATCTGCCAATCCGTTGTTGACGATGTAAACCTTTTCAATCGCCGGAACAACAAGATTACGTGCGCCGCCAGAGGTGCCTGTCAGGTTTAAACGCAGATTACGGGCGGTCTGGGTAGCATTCGTGTTAGTTAGGGTTAGCGTTACATCTGACCCAGAAAAGGTCACATCTGCGGACCCTACGATTGCTTCTTCAAGGGCGGTGCCGAGATTGACGTTGGTTACATTCCCCCACGTGGCGCTGTTCTCACCAGCGGCCATGAGTTGGATTTTTAAGTCTGAATACGTAGATGGCATTTCTTACTCCTAAGCCGCTATCGGAACCCAATTAGCGGATTGCGATGTATTACCGGAAGTCCAATTTGGAGTCTGTCCAGTGTTGATCTGTCCCCATACAAGCGGTGCGCTCACGTAACCGGTTGCGCTAACGCCAATCAAATAAACATTACTTTTGCCAGACGTGTCCGCCTGACCCAGCCCTGTGGTACCAACAACCCCTGTTACAAGAACATTAGCCTTGGCTGCTGGGATTACAGTACCAATTTCTCCGGTAGCCGCAACACCTGTAACAGGTACGTTCGCCTTTCCTTCAATGTCAGGCTCGCCAAGCTCTCCGCTCGCTGCCAGACCAATCGGGAAGACATTAGCCTTCGCAGATGTCGTTACAGAGCCTGTAGATCCAGTCCCCTCAACACCTGTCACCAGAACTCGGTTGATGGTTTTCTGTGTTGCGATCCCGAGAATCGCCGTTGCAGAAAGACCGGTCGGTGTTACATTTGCTTTCGCATCAACAGCAACAGAACCAAGACTTCCTGTAGCTAGAACACCCGAAACCGAGACATTCGCAGCCGCATCAACTTCCTCTTCACCGAGCGCCCCAGAGGCAGAAACCCCTGTCAGCACCACACTCGCTTTGGCCTGAACCGCAACAGAGTTAAGCTCTGCCGCGCTCTCTACGCCATCAACAAGGACCTCTGTGAGGTCTAGCCCCCAGCTACCTCGGGACCACGGACCTGATCCCCAACCTATGTACTCGTTGGAGGAGGCCATTTTCTACTTAGGCTATACGAATAATCGCGTTAGATGCGTCTGCCGTCGGGAAGATGATGGTGAAATCACCTGCCGTGGAGGTCTTGTCCGCACCAAAGTCCAGCACGCAAACTGCCGCATTGGTCAGGGTGGTGTTCGCCGTACCGTTCGCAGAAGGGGTGCTGTTGTAGATCAGAGCACCACGCGCAGTGATCGTCGCATTGGTAAAGGTTTCGTCCGCAAAATCGGTGAAACCAGTACCGGCGTTAGCGTTGGTATTGGTTGCCGTAACGCCACTATTAGTGAGTGCCTGACCGCCAGCAGTGTAATTAGTGCCGGTTACTTCGTTACTTGCGGTATACGCAGTGGTGTTCGCATCGATTGAAGCTGAACTGGTATACAGCGCCAGTTTAAACGTGTCGCCACCGGTGTCGCGGAAATCATGCACCGCAAGCATTAGTTCTGCTTTGAAAGAGGTGCACATACTTTGAGTGATTGCCATCTCAGACTCCTTTAGTCATCGAGAATTTTTACTAATTCTGGATAACCTGCGCGTTTAAACTTGGTTACCAGAGTCACATTGTGAGACCGTACAGCCTCTTTCATATAAAACACCAGCACTTTTCTGATGTTCTCACGAAATGCTTCTGCCTGATCTCGGATCGCAGGGTGCGTCTGGCTCCCCACATAAATGATCTTGTTCAGGGCGCGTTCGGCAACTTCTTCAGGGGTAAACCCGCGATTCTGCGTGGTCATAACCTGAACGTCGCCTCCAAGGAACATTTCTACTTCTACAGAAGGATTCATCGTACTGGGTACCTAGCTTGCGGTGTACGGTACATGTCTTGGCGATTCTTTCCCTCTCCCAGCACCTTGAGGAGCGCCAAGCTCTCATCGTAGCGTTTCTGGTAGACGGCGTTAATGTCTCCCTCGCCCTTCATAAAGGTGTAAGCCTCCAGAAGAGCGCCATAGAGGAGAACGGAATCAAAGTTGTCCCCCAGCCAAGACGTGCCCGTGAGGGTCGCTGTAATGGACTGTGGGTAATAGAAATAATGCAATTCGGTCGAATAAGCCGAATCTGGGGTCGGACCAACAATAAAGGTTGTCCCATCAAACAGAGCATAGTGCTGCGGCAGTCCGTCTACAGCCGGGTCCGGATAGGACTCCCGAATGAAATTCACGTCCTTGTTTAGCAAATAATGATATTTACCATTCCCGTCAATCACGGCGAGAGAGAACGTAGAAAGCCAGTCCGACGGAACATTCAGGTATTTATTGCTCGCGGTCATGCTGCCAGACACGTTTTTCCGGAGGTCCGGAATCTGAACGCTATTGAAAATCCGCTGCTCGGCCTGCGTAATGAACGTGTTGATCTGGGCCGTATCCGCAAAAGTTGCGGATGTGCCTGAAGTGTCAATTACAGCAGTATCAGGGAAGTCGTTCTCGACATACGCCTGAATGGTCTGAAACAGCGTAGCGTAGTTCATTACTGTGAGTTCTTACTGAAGCCAGTACCCTTGGTTGCGGCACCAGTGCCACGCGCCTTTTGGGTCTGCGTGTTCGCAACATTGTTCGGGTACCCGGCGGTATTCGGTACCGGAACCTTCTTTGGTTGATTGTCTTTCATAACAGCTCCTAAGTGATGCTGATTGTAACGGTTCCGATAGAACCTGTAGCTTCCAAATTATTGGGAAGCCCTGTTAATCCAAACGGATCGTTCAAGCCTACCGGGTTCCATCCCCACTGTATGTCCCGACTTTCTTCATAAGAATTATCAGGACGCGGATTACGCAACGCCTGCGGATCGTTCACCGGATACATGCCGAGTTGATTCTGCGGATGATCCGGCTCCCAGCATTCGGGGCAGACCAAGAGGTTCACGTTCTTGGTCTTGATTGTTAGCTCTTTTAGCGTCTTCAGCGGGTACTCAAACCCACATCGGTCGCATATCGCTATTGCCCGTTTGCCAGAGGCGAACTTAGTAGGCATAACTCAATAGAACATCTGACGCGGCGCAATACGAAGAGACGCCTTCTCGCGGTCTTCATCTGCGGCTTCGCGCCAAAGTTCGTCGTAATCTGCTTTCAACTGTGGCAAACGCTCCATACCACCCGGAATCTTGCGAGCAATATGGTAGGCCAGTCCTGCCACCATGCACGGGAGGAAGCGGAACGGAATATCCTGCGTGTTTACACCGTCACCCGCATCTTCAATACGACGCATACGCCAGTAAACGAAGGTGTACGAAGTGCTTCCATCCGGGGCGGGCCACACGTTGATCTGCGGAACAGAAGCCTGACGGTCGACCCATACCTGAATCGGACGCCCCTGAGAATTCTTGTTAGGGATAGTAGCGTAGGTAGATACGCTAATCCTGCTGATATTGATGTCGTTCTGGTTGCTTCCGGAGCCAGTACGGATGACGTGATCCAGAAGGTCAATCGTGTCGCTCGGCAAGTTGTAGGTGATCGTCCCCTGCGTCAGGGCAATCTCGCCCTCTTCAATCGTCCAGAGATTGATCCCACGGTTCGCCCACTCAAGGGTCAGCAAGTTTAAACTGCGACGTGCTGTGCGTAGGTCATAGCCGGTGCGAAGCTCAGCACCAGCACGCTCGAACGCCTCTTCAACAAGGTTGTTGAGGTCGAGATTAAAAGCTGTGGTGCCGGTAGTAGCCATTTACTGTCCTATGGTTTTGACGCCAGCCTTCGGAACGGAAGTCGCCCAGACCGAAACCGAAACCCGAAGGTTCAGGGGTGCGCCACAGTCCGAGCAGGTGTCTGCCGCAAGTTCTGCCTCGTCAAGATCATAGCCACAATTCGCGCACACCTTGACCTCTTCAGTCTTGCAAACCTTCACGCCGTCTACTTTCTGTGCTTCAGTAACGATAGTCGCCATCACTTTTTACCCATTTTCTTGAGAGTCTGAGCCAAGCGAGCACGCTGGCCGACCTTGCCCTTTTTCTTGGCAGCGGCAGCCAGTTTCTTGGCTGGAATGGTTTCGCCTTTCTTGACGCCAAGACTCTTCTTCAGAGCACCGGGCTTCTTGATCGCTTTCTGAATCCACTTCTCAGCCATTACTTTTTCCTCTTGAGCGGAGCAACCCGTTTCGGCTTGCCCGCTGGTTGCCCCAAGCTTTTCTTCTGGGAGATCCGGCTACGTTTTTCCGCTGCCGTCATCTCTCCAGCCGTTTTAGGAGTTTTCTCAGATACCCGCTTAGTAGGACGGCAATAGGGAGTGCCACGCTTTTCGCCCTTTTGGCGACCGCATTCCTTACCTGTGCGAACATCTTTCCAATCTTCCTTGAACCACCGCTTTAGTGCGGCACCCTTAGCCGTTTTTCTTACCGCCACGAGCTTTCCTGCACTTTGCGATGGCACCAGAGGCATACGCAGACGGGAACACCTTGTACTGTGCTTTGACCTTACGGTAGCACTCGTCCTTTACGGTACCGCCCTCTTTCATGCCTTTCGGCTGTTTAGAGGACAGGATTTTCCCCATTCCGCGACACGCTCTCATATCAGTATATCTTGCACTTTTTCACGCCACGCTTCGCGCAGCCAGAACCACGAACCTTGCCACCTTTTTTGTACTCGGTCTTCACCGTTTCTCCAGAACCCGACTTAACTGGCTTTCCTTCAGAATCACGAAGAATGCCCTTTTCGCCTCGTTCTATTGCCCCCCGTGATGGCAGCTCCTCAAGCAGGCCGCGTTCGGTATTGCGTTTCTCCTGCGCAACTGGCCTCATGTAGGGCTTTTGGGCTTTAAACACGCGTTCAGACTTTTTATTTAGCCCTCTAGTGCGGCTGGTATCATTACGACCTGATTTCATCTCGATACTCCTAGTACATCTTGCACTTACGAACGCCCTTGGTGCAGCAACCAGCGCCTTTCACGCCACCGCCCTTAGCCATTTTCTTGGTGCCGCAAGAACCGCCAGCACGCATCTTGTGCATTTTGCCGCCACATTTGTACTTCACAGGACCGCCTGCCTTTTTGCCTTGCATTTCGCGGGCTTCACGAGCCTTGTTTTCTTCGTACTGTTCATACTCAAGCTCGTTTACGCGTTGCTGATAGTCACTGTAACGGGAAGTGCCTTCCTGTCCTGCGGCTTCCATCTTTCTCATTTCATCGCGGTACTGTTTAAGTACCTCTGCGGTAGTCGGTGTTGGCATTGCTATGCTCCTAAAAATTTAGCCACTGCAACCACAGCACCTGCGATTGCCGCTACTTTCAGCATGAACATCCACCCGCCTTCGTTCTGGTCGAGCATTTTTTTCATGCCGCCAATGTCACTAGCCAAGGTTTCTAGCTTCGTAAGGATGCGATCAATGTCACCCCTAAGATGCTTTAAATCGGCTCCGTGGGTGGCAAGTTCTCTGTTCACATCGACAAAGTCTTTATCGTCCATCACCACTTCACCTTGTCCGCCCAGTACGCCGCTGACGACTTTCCCTTGGCGATGTTCTTTCCGTGCCGTGCTTTGAATGATGATCTTTTTGATTTCATTCTCTGCGATTCGCCTTTCTTTGGCTTTCCAGCAGTTCCAGAGAGCGTTCCAACCTTTTTGCCCTGCTGACCAAAGCGAATCACCTTTTCCTTCCCGTCGTAACAGGCTTTCACCACATGCGATTTTTTCGGGTGAGAAGGAGTTCGCTTTGGCTTGTTGCATGGCATCGATTTCTTGCTAACGGGCTTGGTGGCCATCTTTACTTACTCGTAAAATACGTCTGCTTCGAGAAGGTTTGTCATGTAAAAGTAAACCCCCCTACGAACAAGAAAACCGTTGTTCGGCATATCATAGACGTTCGCATAAGTGTCGTTAGCCGAGATATTTTTACACATCAACCATCGCTTCGGGGACACCCCGCTAGATGGAGTGTACGAAACATAGACACAAGCTGGAGTCCCAGTAATTGTGACTGAATTAAGCATAGTCAACGTAAAAGTATCAGCAGATGTCACGGTAATTTCGTAATTCCCAGACTGTGCTGAACCGCCGGTTCCTGCACTAAAACAAATACCGACGATGTCGCCTGTTGCAAGTCCGTGACCTACATCAGTAACTGTTACTGTCGTCCCAGATTGGGCGTAGGTTCCTGAAACTGGTGCAGTGTCCGTATCAAAAACAGTGAACTTTCCAGCGCTTGTGGTGCCAACTATTGAAAACATTTTTAGGCGATGTCTTCCTAAAGCGGCAAACCCACTCGCACCCCGACTGGCCTGATAGATTTGCGACAAACTGTCCATGCTGGACTCCTATTAAGACAAGTTATTGCCCTGAATATACAGAACAGTAGCGGTAGCCGCGCCACTTGACCCGTCACCATCAGTAGCGGTGAAGGTAGCAATAACCGCAGTATCCGAGATACCTACGTCAGTAGCGGCAGAAGTCATCGCACTAGAAAAAGTGGTGGCCGCTGCTTTTGCGTTGGTAGAGGTCAGGAATGCATCTGCGTCAGCAGAGGTGCCAATGGTTACGGTAGCGGCATTGGTATCGTCGTTTGCGGTAGTGATATTCAATACGCAAGAAACGATCTGAGAATTAGCCGGTACGGTACCGATGGTGGTGGTAGTGCTTGCGCCAATAATGTCAATCACTGCGGATTGAGACATCAGTGCGTAGCCAATGCTATTAGAACCAGTTTCGCCTGCTTTTAGCGGGCCAGAAAAAGTAGTAGTGCCCATCAGAATTTCTCCGTGTTGCAGCACTAACCATATCGTCTCTGCAAAGTCCGCTGGGTCGGTCGATATGGCTGGATGTCCCAGAACCTACAACGTTTATACGCTGCTATGTTTAAACCGTCAAGCAAATAAAAAAGGGGGCCGAAGCCCCCTTTTCCTTAATAAGCAAAAGCTTATCAAGCACCCGGAGAACCGAAGATTCCCAGCGGGTCAGACCAGCCGAAGCTGTAACGCTCACGAGCCTTGTAACGGACGTTGCCGGTATCAAAGTCGCCGTCCATCGAGGTAGCCATCGGGCTACGAACGAAGTGCTTCAGACCGTTCGGAACGTCAGTGGTCAGGAACCACGCATCGGTGTCGGTCAGGAAGTGGTTGACGGCGTAACCTTCCGGAATCGCGCCGTTAGACTTGATTGCGTTAATGTCGTTGTCAGCAGTCGCTACGCGAAGCTCAGTATCGAGCAGACGGGTTGCAACGAACTGAAGGTCAGCCGGGATGATCAACTTGCGCGGACGAGCTGCAATCAGCAGGCCACGTTCGTCGGTCCAACCAGCAATCTGAATTACAGCCGCTTCAAGAGAGGTTTCATTCAGGTCAGCAGCGGTAGACGGTTCGTTAGAGTTGGTACCACCAGACACCAGCGGGTGATCGGTGGTCATCAACGCCTTGCCGTCGCCACCAGTGTAGGAAGAAGAGAAGCCGTTGTTCAGAACAGCGGCAGCCTTAACCTGCTTGGTGTACGCCATAGCACGAGCCAGAGCCTTGGTGTAGCGAGAGCTGAGAGAATCGTAGAGGTTATCTTCGATTGCTTCTTCAGTCAGGCTGAAGCCCAAAGCGATGGTTTCGTGATTGTAGCGAGCGGTCCATGCTTCCTGCCCGTTATCGTAGGAGATGGAAGCGCCTTCGGCCTTAACCGGGGCAGAACCGAAGCCAGACAACTTGGTTTCTTCTTCAAAAGAGCGCTCGGAAGTTTCGGTTTCGAAGATTTCCTTGTGCTCTTCGCCATAGCGAGCATATTCCATACCGAACAATGCGTTCAGGCCGGGGAGCAGCTCTTTCAGTAGCTGTGCGCGTGAAATTGCCATTTTACATTACTCCTTACAGGCCGACGTTGTTAGTCATCTGGTGAGCGCCCGGATTGAACTTCACGAGTACATCCGGATATGCGTCACTTGCAGCCGACACATGAGCAACGATGCGGAAAGCAGCCGCTGCGGTTTGAACGGTGGCGTCCAGCGCGGAGGTGGAGTTACCCGTCGTGGTGGAACCAGTCGAGGTAGACTGCGCCGAAGCGAAGAACGTGTTGGTGCCAATGATGGTTTGAGCGCCCGACCCGTCAAGCTGTGCTTGGAACAGGACATTGGGATCGTCAACGACATAGGCTTTGATTGCACCACCGTTGGAAGTGCCAGACGGGTAGTATTGTGACTGAACGGTTTGACCCGAAGAGTTCACATACTCACAACCAACGAAGACGCCGATAGCGCCAACGCCAGTGGTGCCGCTGATGCTGTTCGTGGTCAGGTCTGCACCAGTCCCCGTAGCAAGAGCAATGTATCCATCCGCACCGATGATGACGACTTGGCCGTAGAACAGGTTAGTCGCTTCACCAGACGGATCGATGAGGTACTGGGAGGTAGCCCCAGCGTACGGCATGCCATCGGCACGCTTTACGGGCTTCAGCCCGTATGGAGCAGCAGAAGTAGCCATATCAGACTCCTAAAGAATGTTAATTACCTTGTCCGAACGTGGTCTTCGAGCGACGCTCGTGGAAGAGCGGCATCCGAGGATCGTTCTCACGCATAAAATTGTTGTCCACAGCGTCCGATGCGTCCTTGGTCTTTTTCGCGTAATACTCTCTACGCTGATCCATGAACTCTTTCGGAATCTTGCAGAGCAACAAGCCTTGGACCTCAATGTTGTCTTTAAATCGACTATTGGGGTCTACCAGCATTTTGAACTTGGGCTGCTCTTCAATTCGAACTGCTTCCCACCCTTCACGCAGCTTGGCGCTGACATTACGGGGATCTGCTTGATTCAGCATTGAAACACGCACCCACCGATAGTCGTAACCCGGTTCGCGGTCTGGTTCCGGCAGTGCTGCCGCCGGTGCCCAGCTCTTTGGGCGTTCGGTTACTTCACGGGTCTCAAGTTCGCGTGCAAGTCTAGTTTCTTTCTGCTCAGCCATGATTTATCTCCTTACTGCTGCAAAGTTTTTGCATATTCCAGAGCATACTGCTCAGGGGTTAATCCCAATTTCTTAGCAATCGCTAATTGCGACTGCTTCAGCCGGATCTTTTTGGCGGATCGGCTACGGGATGCCGGAGCAACCACAGTGGCAGGTTTTCTGTCGGAGTTACTGACGGGCTTGCCGCCCCCGTCGTCCGTTTCATACTCCCCGAAATACTCCGGGTAGCGGCGCTGCATCGTTTTGTCGATGGCTTGCCAGTATTCATCGGTACCGATAAAACCAGCACCGCGTTCTCTTTCCAGCTTCTGATGAAGACCTAAAGCGGTCGCCGTCATTTCGCTGTCTGTGCCCCACCAAGAATTGCGCTCTTGCCACGCCTTGGTTTTGGCGTCCAAAACTGGCTTTTTTGTAGCCTGTTGCGGAACATTTACCTCATTATTGCCGGATTGTAAAGTATGCGCGGGGCGATAGTTGTTAATTTGTTGCTGAAGGTAAGCAGCTTCATTTAACTTCCGCTGCGCTTCGACTACCCGGTCGGTGTCGCCAGACTCATACGCATCGCGATACATACGCTCGGCTGCGGCCATTTGAAGTTCGGCTGATTGCTTGTATTGCTGGAGTAAATCCTGCTCTCCAACGCTCAGCGTCTGCTTCAGTTTCTTGTTTTCTTCAACAAGCTTTTGGGCCAGAGTTACGGCTTCCTGCTGTTCGCGGAAAGCGCGTTCTTTTTCGCGGCGCTCGTCGTGCCACACCTTTTTCATCTGCTTTAAACGAGTCTTTACCTTGTCGGAATACTCGTCTAGCTCGTCATTCTCGAGTTCGTCAACCAGCTCTTTCGGCATGGGCTGACGGCCACGGTCCTGCTCAGGGGTGTCGTCTACGATTTCAATGTCATCATCTTCTGACTTTTTGTCTTTAGATTCAATGACTTGTTTAGTTTCGTTCTCTTCGATTTCAATTTCGAAATCGTCCTTTTCTGCTGCTTCTGCCATTTGTGCCTCCTTTAGGCTCTGGAAATTCCGCGAGGATCTTCGACCACTGCTTCAACCGCATCGTCATTGATGATCCGGAATTCACGTCCGTGGATTTTTACCCTCGTACCGGCATGTGGGCGGACCAAAATAAAGTCACCCTTTTTGCACCAAGCTCCGTTCGGGAACCGTGTCTTGTCACCATACGCATCCGGTCCTAATTCCATTACGAACAAGACGGTGGTGAGCAGTTCTTCATGCTGACGAGTGATGTCAGCCTTCAAAATGCCGCTGTCGAACTTGTCTTCAATGTCCGGTAGCGCACACAAAATGCGGTATCCAGACGGGACAGGTAGTTGTTTTGCTTTTGCAGCTTCGCCTTCCGGCAAAACCGTTGCTTCCTCTGGGTTATCGGGGTTTGTGCCGATGAGGATTTCAGTCATCATTGTCCTCCAGTCTTTTGGAAAGGTCGGTCATTAAGTCGTGGGCTATATTCAGACCACGTATTACGCCTACGGCGTGCCTGTACTCAGCATGATCTCTGGCGTTCCCTTTAGCGAGATCGTCAGAAATCACCCGAATTTCTTCGTCCACCTTCTCTCGAAGATAGTCCAATATGTCACTCATTCACCCCCCTTTGTTAGATTTGAGAGCTGTTGCAATAGGCGCTCCTGCCTACTGAGGTCATTCTCAACCTTACGCTCGTCCGCCTCCTTGGCAGAACGGGCGATCTCAAGGCCCATCTCAAGGCCGTCACGCTGCTGTTCGGCAGAGAGTTTGGCCTTTTCTGAAGCGATTTTTGCGCCGACCTGTAGGCCCGCCATGCGCTCTTGAGCGGCAATGCGCTCTTTCTCGATCTCTTGCTGGTCGGCTTTCGCGGCTGCATCCAAAACCATCTTCTTGGCTTTGGTTTCTGCATCCATCTGTTTGATCTGAAGCTCTTTCTGCTGCATCTGAATGACAGGGTCTTGAGCTGCTTGTTGGGCAGCTTCGGCTGCGGCCTGCGTCTTGTTCTTGTTGAGAACCTTGTCGGCTGCTGCTGCGGCAAGACGAGAGATTTGCAATTCGGTTTCTTCCGACATCTCGGCGTCTGGAGCCGGATATGGGACACCTGCCGCTTCTTCGATCTGCTTGCGGTATTCAAAGGCGACATGCTCTTGGATATGAGCGGCCATTGCGGCTGAGATTTGAGCAGCCATCGGGCTTTGACCGATCATCTTAGCAACCTGCGGGTCTTGTACTGCCGCCATGTGCACCTGAATATGTGCCTGATGATCCTGATAGATAAACGCTTTCACCGGCTTGCCGTTGATGACATCCATGTTTTCAGAGACCGGGTCACGCGGTTTCATGTCGTCCTTGAGCGGAATGAGCTTCTGGGCGTTCTTGATACCCAGAACTTCCAGCATCTGACGATGAAGGAGAGGAAGGTCATAGAGTTGCGGGGCAGTCTGAGCAAGCTGAAGAACTGCCTGATACTGCACAACCTTCTGTGCCATCGTTGCTGCATTTGGATCAGAGACCGGAATGACTTCCACTAAGTCATAATCCGAACCCTTCGCCTTGCGTTGACCCTCATACGGGGTATAGTTGTATTCATCCGGAGTGTAATCACGGATGATGTTTTTGAGGAGTTTAAACTCCTGACGCATCGAGTAATGAATGCGGGCCTGTACCGCAGACATAATCTTCAATGAGCGTTCGAGAATAGCGAGCGTGGTTCCAACCGGAGCCTGCCCCGACATGTCCGCAATCTTCATGTCTGCCGCCGAAGCAAAACGACGGCCTTCTTCGACAATCACGCCCAACAAAGAAGACAGAACTTGAGATGGTTCCTTGTACGGCAGCGGCATGATGTTGTCGCGGATCGTGCCCGAAGCTACATCTACATCGCGCCATTCAGCCGGCTCAATCGGAGTGTCATCACCCTTTACACGGAGGCCCTTGGTCTTGAAGCCACCCGGCAAATTAGACAAGGTGCCTGCATCCACAAGCTGACGAATCAGCGAGGTGCCGGATTTAGCGAATGCACCTACAAGGTGAATCAAACCGAATGCGTAGAAACCAAAGCCCGGTACGTAGCCATAATGAACAAAGTGGTTACGCTTCTGTTTGGTATTGTCGTCCGGGTTCCAGTTGCGACGAATCGCCAGAATTGTTGAGGTTCCTTTCTCAATCGTTACCACATACGGCAGGGCAATTCTGTCCTCGTCCGCATACGGATCGTCTTCCAGAACCAGATCAACGTGCATTTCAAGGAGCTTGTAGCGGTCATCTTGGGTCGCGCTAAAGCCCATCTTTTCCGCGATTTTCTTCTCAACATCGTCGAACGTGTCGGTTGGATCGCCCATCTCGACATCGCGATAAAACCCTGCAACCTGAAGCTTGCGGACCTCATTCGGGGTCTTCCGCATGACGTGAGTTACACGCTCGGCGGTCTCAAGATTGCTTGCGCCGTAAGGCACAACGACATCTTCTGCCGGGATGTAAATAGAAACCTGACGGTTCAGAGAAGGATCGAAATACACCTTCTTAAAGCCGTTACCTGAAAGACCCAGACCCCACAGCATGCGCTCATGTTCCGGGCGGTATTCGACCATCACATCAGTAAGCTGGTAGTTCATGTCATCCTTGACACGATTCGCAGCCTCAATGGTCTCACGGGTTTCTTCGCCAACAATTTGAGTCCGAACTGGACCCTGTGCCGGGAAGGTTTCCATGATGGTTTCGGACTGAAACTTGACCAAAGCCTCTGACAGAAGGGGGTGGTAGACACCACAAGCACCCGGCCACGGCTCGGTTCTTTCCTCGATGTTTAAACCGAGAAGTTCAATACCGTCTACATAGGTCTGCATCCAGTCCTTACGGCTATTGATGTCTTCTTCAAATTCGCCTACCAAATCGCCGGCAAGTTGAATCAGAGAATCTTCATCAATCTCTTCGGCCAGATTGGAGCCAAAATCATCCGGCTCTGCCTTCTCAATATCAATTTCAAATCCCGGTCCTTCAATCGAAACGCTTTCCGGGTCTTCGATCTCAATCTCAAGCGCAGGCTCCTCCATCAGAATCTCTTCCATGTCGAGACCCATCGGAGCTTGATTGAGTGCTTTATCAATAGCCATCGTCCATCCTTATTTAAACGCGGGTCCGAGCATCCAAGACACCGCAGTTATTCGTTCCCCTGCTGTCACGGGCGTCACTCGGTGCTCCACAAAGGAGGGAAACACCACAATCGAGCCGCGCTCAGTCAGCACATTTTGCTCTTCTGCAAACTGTAACTCCCCACCTTCAAAATCGGAGGTGAGCAGCGCAACGCACGATAACTTGCGGACCGGCTCATTTGCGCTCTTTGTCGGTACCATGTCATGGTGCCAATCATAATAACCCTTGTCGCTGCCCAGATACTTGGTCATCTGGGTTTTTTCTGGAAACAACAGGTCAAAGTTCCAATCCCCGGTATGGTTTGCTGCGCGGGTGTATTCAGCCAAAATGCAGGACACCGTGGTTAAGGTTTCTTTCCAGACAATCTTTGTCCGGCGAATCTCTTCATCAAAAGCGCTTCCGTCGCCCTGAATGACAGTCGCATCCTCTGCCTTACCCCAGTCCGTCTGGTTGAGCAGGAGATCACAGACCTCATCACTCAGCACCTTTTTCCATAAAAAGTACGGGGTCATTAGTAATAGCCCTTAAACGGACGGCGAAACTCCATCGGCTCATCCTCTTCATCGAGCAGCGTGCGGACATAGCCACCCTTTCGGAACCGCATCAGGGCTAGGGAGACCGAGTCAACGTAGTCATCATGCTCACCCGACGGGAAACTTGCAACTTCATCAATCACTTCCTCCGCCCAACGGGTAGCGGGTGCCCACACACGCCCCGAAGCGAAGATGTCTGACACTGCGTTCAGACGGCTAATCTTGTCATTGCCCTTACTCGGCGTGAACTCCTGCACCGGTACCCCCATCGCTCGCATCTCGTAGATCAGCGGGGCACCGGATGCCTTCTTTTCGATGATGATCGAGTCGGGTTGCCAGTCTTGATGCTGTTCGACGGCTACCTTCTTGAGTCTCGGGAACTCCATTCGCTCCCGAAATGCGTTCAGCATAATGATATTGGCCTGCATGATCCCGGCGTC